TCTGCGGAAGCCGCTACAGCTGATAGCCGCAATACCTTATTGGCCTTGACCTGTTTACTGTCTGCTTTCTTTTTCAATCAGGCACCTCCTCTATTGACCGCCACGCCACAACCTGGTCAAACGGTATCCTCCTGGCAGTATCCCGGTAATACCATTCCTCATCATCTGTTACAAAAAAACCTATTACCTCGTCCCCGCTCGCAAGCTGTATCTGGACATCTTCCGAACATCTCTTATAATGCGGAGACCTTAATGGCACATCTTCATCTATTGGAATCCATTCCTCCATGTTTCGCCATTCCTTTCGTATCGCAAATATCAGTTTAGGCAAGTAAGCGATACCACCGAGTTTTCATTTCAGCGGGTATCTCCTGCCCCTTGTTTCGCTCTCCTGTCCAGTGTGTTCCGCCAGCTTCTCCGTCACACAAAAAGCCGCTGGCCTTCAAACTGGTTCCCGGTTCACTCTGTAAAATATAGGTGATGATCTTCCGGTACCCCATATCCTTTGCGATCCGGCAGCATGCCCCATATAACATGCTGCAAGCATTGTATGTACCGTCAGTACATAATCTATTAATTTCACAGGTCAGACCATCATCCAGGTATCGGCTCACTGGCCTACCACATACGGCACAGCCTATTATCTGTTCTCCCTCATACAGCCCGACCGAAAACTTATGGCCGACTGTAGCATTATGATGGCGGTGATACAAATTTATAAAGTCACTGGCCTGTCTGAATGTGATTGGTTTAATTTCCGTATCCCTCACTCCTTCCAGTTACGGAAAATGCTAATCTTCATTGATTCTATAACATTTCAATTTTCTATCTGCAATGTTATATTCAAAATTCACTGCAACGCCATCACAATGCCAAACTCCGACCAAAAATGGCACACCTGCCCATGTTCCTATAGTTTCGCACTTTACAATTCCGTATGATTCAATTTCCGGGCAGTGTACAGGTTTTCCAGCCATTTCTTGTAATTCATGCTGAGTAAGCGGTTCCTTATTCATTATTCTTTTCACCTCCAAATGCTAATTCTCGTGCTTTCTAATTAGCTGTTCACATTCCTCCGCTGTTAATTTACACTGACAACATTGGCAATATTCTCCCGTTGCATCACATCCATAATCCTCATCATACTCATTCCCATTGCGAAATGGGATAACTATGACATAAGGGCAATTATAAAAATCCATATACTATTCCTCTCTCCAGAACTCACGGAAACTTTAAATTACATCAATGCCCACAGAACAACCATACTTATAACCCACAGTATTGTGATCACATTTAATGCTGTCTCGTCCCTAACTGGTGTCTTTAACCCTAAAGTAAAAACCATGACAGCCAATGCTAATGCCTGTGGGGTGCTGATATATTCTTTAATCATTTTCTTCCTCCCAATTCTAATTTTCCCCCTTAAATCCCTTACGTTCGCAATAAGCCTCCCATGTTTCTGTTCGGTAACATCCACTATACATGTACCGCTGCTGAAACTCCAACTGCGCCTTATTCGGCATAACTCCAAGCCGCTCATTGCGTTCCGCCTGAGCATATAAGTTGATTGCCTTATAGCCCTTTAATGCCTCCACTCTGTCCGCTGCGTCCTGAATATCAGCCGTAACCAAAATGTATATAAAAATCCGGTATGGCCTCACACCATACTTACCCAATAGCTCAATGGTGCGCCTGATTGGCTCGATCTGTACCTGTTGGTCGCAGGAAAAGCGAATGAACCTAATCCATTTCAGCCGCGCCAAAATGCTTGCAATCCGATCATCCACCAGCCGCGTATCCATCCCCTGGTTGAGATCAATCTGGTATATGCTCCCGATCAGGGATTCCAACTGTTCTATGCCGTATTCGCAAGCCAATATATTGTTATCCATCAATACCAGCTTGTCCGTGTCCTGTCTCACAACATCCTGCCAGCGCCGGTATGGCCTGATAGTTCCTTCTTTGTTAGGCACCACGCACCATCGGCAGTGATTGGGACAGCCGCGGGTCAGATACCCAATGGCATAATCGCAATCTGGATATATGGAGTAATCCGGGTACATGGAGTCAATTTCTGGTGGTAATGTCTGATCCATAGGTAGATCACGATATCCGGTCCCGCCCCGGATCGTATCATCTGGAAGATGAGGATTGTCCGGCGTGAAGTCAAATACCTTACTGCTGTATACACGGTCATAGTGCAGCACCGGCACCCACCATTCCACGGTATCTCCCTGGGCCTTATGCCACGCTGATATTTTCATCAGCGCCAAATTAGGAAAATTCTTTCCATGCTTGAAATAATCTTTTTCCGCGTCATGTAATCCAACTATCATTTTTTTAAGGAGCCGGGATATCCCATCAACGGTGCGCACCGCTCCGGCCTCCTCTCTAATCTTTAAAATAGCGATTTATGGTAACAATTTATCCACATACTCCAGGATACATCCATACTTATCCACCTGCTTCCGGGATACGCTGCCTTCTCTCCCGGCCTCGTTTTTCTCCATCCGGATCCGTTCCTCAAGCCATTTACGTATTTCCTGCACCTGGCCCTCGTCTGGCCGGGAATGGCTGAGATATTTAAGCATCCTCCGTATCTGCATCTTTCCCGCATCACGGAAGAAAGTCTCCGCATGTATCCTCATCTTCCCATTAGGGATGTTGAACTCAATCACCATCCTTGATCCTCCTTATCCTTGCTTTCAGGCTCTCCATTACCCAATTCTGTACATCGTCTTTCCGCTGCAGGGCCTGCATCACATCTTCATCACGGGTTCCTGTACATATCAGATGATGGATGATGACCTTATCCGTCTGCCCCTGACGGTGTAGGCGCTTATTGGCCTGGGTATATAGTTCATAATTCCAGGTAAGGCCAAACCAAATAACGTGGTTTCCGCCCTGCTGCAGGTTAAGGCCATAAGCGCTGCTGGCCGGATGAGTCAGAAGGATATCGATCTTCCTGGCATTCCAGTCATCCTCATCTTGCGGGGTCTTAAGTTCCCTTATCCTGAGTCCTGTTTTCTCCAAAGCTTTCAGGATCCGCGTTCGGTCATGCTGGTAGTTGTAAAACACTAAGGCCGGTTTTCCCTGCAGGGACTCGATCAACTCCATGAATGCCTCTATCTTGCAGTTGTGGATCTCATGTACATTGCGATCTTCGTCATATATGGCCCCATTGGCAAGCTGTAAAAGTTTATTGCTTAACGCTGCAGCACTCGTTACGCTGATATCACCTTCATCCTCCGGCAGCTGCAGCACCATCTCACGTTCCAGATCTGTGTATGCCTTGCGCGCCTTAGGATCCATCTCTACCGGGATCTCGTGGTAGGTGATATCCGGCAGCTGCAGGTAATCCTCCGCCTTCATGCTGATGCAGATATCTGATATTTTCTCCAGGATGCCCTCCTCGCTCCCAGGCTTGGCCTCATAGCTGTACACCATGCCGTCAGCTCCGCGCTTGTCCGGCTGGAAATACCGTTCTCTGAACCATGTATACCGTTTTCCCAGGCGTTCTCCGCCGTCCAGCAGGAATATCTGTGCCCACAGGTCATCCAGGCCATTAGGGGATGGGGTACCGGTCAACTCTACCAGACGTTCGATATGGTTCCCTACGCTGGCCAGGGCCTTAAAACGCTTTGCGGAATGGCTCTTGAAGCTGCTGCTCTCATCCACTACCACCATGTCAAACGGCCATGCGTTACGGTAATAATCCACCAGCCACACCACGTTCTCGCGGTTGACAATATACAGATCCGCCGGCGTATTCAATGCCTTGATCCGCTTCGCCTGGCTTCCCAGTACCGGTGACACCCGCAACATTTTTGTGTGATCCCACTTATCCGCCTCCCTTGTCCAGGTCCCCTCCGCAACCTTCTTAGGCGCGATCACCAAGACCTTCCTGACCTGAAACCGGTTGTGCTTAAGTTCCTTGATGGCCGTCAGCGTGGTGACTGTTTTTCCAAGGCCCTCAACCCATATCTAAGAACAGGCCTAACTTTTTAATCTCTATGATCTGATTGATACAGTGCTGCTGATAGGCATGTGGCTTAAATATCATGTGGCATCACCTCCTTTTCAAACTGTCTTAACTTCAGCCCGGTGTCACAATCCTCCAGGAACTGCTCTACCTCCCGGATTCCTTTCAATACCCTTACGTCCTGCCCCATGTCCAGGAGGCGTCTTATCTGCACCCTTTGCAAGGCACTAAGCTTCCCGCTTTCAGTCTTAAGTTCCACGAACACCGGGCGCATGCCGGGTAGTATCACGATCCGGTCAGGCACCCCATCATTACCAGGACTTACCCACTTATAGGCCCGGCCGCCCAGTTTCTTTACTTCCGATACCAGCTTCCTCTCTATATCCTTCTCAAGCACTAACACCCCTCCTGTCTACAAACTTTCCTCGCACGCGTATGTGTATATGCGTATAGGTACGTTAGGCGTTATATGTGTGTACCTATTCTATCTATTTTTATTCTTATATAGATAGTTGGTAGTCATAGTAGTTGGATACTAGAAAACCTTGTATTTTCAGTGTTTTTCACGTCTACCGTGGTCTACTACTATCCGTCTACTTGGCTACTTACCGCATGTCTACCAACTAACATCTGACTATTTTCGTTCTACCAGGCTAAGTAGTCAGGCGCTCAAACCCTTTCTGGTTCCCGTAAGTACCGAACCTCCTTGGTGTCTTTATCCGCTTCCAGCCTTTTAAGCTCAGCAGGATGTTGTTGATCTCAGTGCTATCAGTTCGCTTCATATACCCCTTTTCGCTCCCAAAACATTCCTCCCATATCTCTACCGCGCACACTTTATCCCTTAGAGCAAGCCCCACACTTTCGTCATATTGCAGGTTTCCGTTCAAAAACTGCCGGCGTTGTCCCAGGCTCATCTGGCCCCAGTTAAGCGGTATCGGTTTCTCCAGGAAATCCTGTATGATCCCTTCCTTGCCTGACAACTCCCTATGGCTTTCCTGTTGCTCCATGGCCAAAGCTTCTATCTCTTTTGGCAGATACAGCTGTTCTCCCATGGCCCAGTACATGTATGCCTCGGCCCATATCTGGTCTACCTCTCCCGGCATATCATTCCATATTGACTTCTGTGCTGGATGCAGCCCTACATCAATCGGCCAGAACCGGCGGTTACCAGTTGCATCCTTCAGGAATTCATTGTCATTACTGGTACCAAAGAACACACAGCGCCTTGGGTGTTTCTCCGTCTGCCTGCCGTAGGCCGCCCGGTAGATGTCGTAGCACTTACTTAAAAACTGCTTGATGGCGGATGTCTCCTGCTTTGTAAAGGCCGTAAGTTCGCCCACCTCGTTGATCCAGGTCCCTTGTATTAGTTCGGCGGCATCTTTACCCTCAAATGACGTCAGGCTGTCTGAGAACCAAGCCTTCCCCAGGATGGCAAGAAACGTACTCTTGCCGATCCCTTGCGGTCCTGTGATGATCGGCATGTTATCATACTTTACGCCGCCTACGATCGCCCTGGCCACGGCCGCGCACAAAGACTTACGCATGACGGCCCTTGTATAAGGAGTATCTTCTGCCCCAAGGTATACGCTTAACAGGGTATCCACCCGCTTCACGCCGTCCCAGGCCAGCCCTTTCAAGTAATCCCTGACTTCATTGATTTTATTCTGTTCTCCCACGATCGCCAGGGCATCCGACATGCTGTTCCGGGCTGTGATCCCGTAATACGTTTCCATGTACCAGTAAAATCCTGAAATATCTGTATCCGTCCACAGCCGCTTTTCGGTCTCATCATTCCATGGGACTGCGCCTAAGACCAGCCCCCTGCCTGCAAACTCATCTGTCACGATCTTCCCTTTCAGTAACGGGTCGTTCTGCAGCACCAGGATGATATTGTTCACAGTCTTTTTATAGTTCCCGTTCCCATCCACTGCCAGCTGGCTCATCCATGTGAGATCATCAGCTTCCCGGATGCCGCTTCCCGCAGCTGCAAATGCCGACATGGCCTCCTCATGCTTTTCCTTTGCAATCAGATCCGACACAGGCTTATCGGATACGGCCAGCTTACTCATGGCCACAAAGGACGGCAGCTTGTTGACCGGCGTCCCCTCCTTAGCCTCGTCATCCTTGTCCCCAAACATATGTAGGCGGACCAGATCAAACGCATTGACCAGCTGCCGGCAGCATGGATCATGGGAGTGGTAGGAATATAGGAACAGATCCCCATCGTACACCAGGGCCCCGCCTGTTGTCTCGCCTCCTGTATATGTGTACCGGCCCTGCATGTCTGTCTCCTCGTACATCCCCGGAATGAACTTCTCCATGGCCTGAGTAATGCTGTATGTTCTGCAGAAGGCCCCTATGATCCCTCTCTTGGTTGTGGGGTCCTCCTGCTTGGCCAGCCGGCGCCTCTCGATAGCGTCAGCTCCAGGTACCTGCGGCCATTGTGATACATCATGCCAGTCACCGTACATCCCCAGCAGCCCTTTAAGGCTGCAGAACGGGTTATCGTATACCCGGTACACATATTGGCTGTCACTGCAGCAGCTGGGCCAGTACATCAGCCTCTCCGCGTCAAATGTGGTCGGGTCGCAGAACTCGATCCCCAGAAGGGATGCCAGTTTTCTTGCCGCGGGCTCATACTCATCCGCTGTAGCAGTTCGGTCGATCGGGATGATAACACGCAGCCTGGGGGCATATCCGCTGTGCTTCCGGGTACTGTAGACTACAGCCGCACACCCCAGCCCACTGACGCGCTTTAAGACGTTTTCCGTCTGCCCAGCCGGTATATTATCCAGATCCAGCGTTATGAGGTCGCGCCCTTCCACATAAGCGGCTTTACGGCGCAGTCCTATAAAGGTCCCTCCAACGAAACCGCCCACATCTTTGAGATCATCCTGCCTGGACTTAGGCAGAGCAAGATATTGGTCCAGTGTCTCAGTTCCCCACACGGGAGTCTTAAGCTTCTCCACAAATTCGGACCACATGATCGTACTCTGCGGCCATTGTGTTGCCTTTCGGCTCCCTGCCGTGCTGATCTGCAGCATTCTGTTATTCTGCACCTGTCTCCCTCCCTAGTCCTTCATATAATAGTCATTTTCAAACCCGGCCCCTTTGAGCACCAGTCCCGGAGCCCACGGTATCGGTTCGGCCATCAGACCGCATATCTCGTCCACGGTCGTCTCCATAGGTGCATCAATGATGACCTCATCATGTACGTGGAATACCACCTGCAGGCCTTTAGCCGCGATCCGTTCCAGGGTCACTGCCAGACAGTCCCTGGCTATCGCCTGTACGATATTCTCGGTCATCTTGCCGCCGTAAGTGCTTGTAACTTCCCACTTGCGTGTCTGCTGCCCCATTGTGTGATAGTGGATGGCCATTTTACCAAACTGATTTTCTTTCAGGTACGGCTTACAGTAAAACAGTTTCCGCCCGCTTGGAAGCTGCACTGTCAGGAAGTTCTGTCCGAAGATCAGATCCCCTTCCAGTGCAAAAATAAGTCCGTTGATCCCCTGCGGTTGTGCAGTTTCCATGACCGTAAGGGCCGCGTTTTCCACGGCGTACCAAAGGCCGCAGATCTGCCGGTTTGCCCGCCTCCACCGTTGTACGATTTCCGGCAACTCCTCCTCGGTCAGGCCCATTTTAAGTGCGCCCATGCTGATCAGTGAGTGGGTACCGCCCTGGTATCCCAGGGCCAGTGTGGCAACCTTTCCCTTTTGTCTTAAGGCGTATTCAGGATTCCCCTTTGTGATCCGCTCCACTGGCACACCGAACATCTGAGATGCTGTCGCCTCGTAGATCATCCCATGGGTAGCAAACACCTCATTCACCCACTGTTCCCCAGCCAGCCATGCGATCACGCGGGCCTCAATGGCGCTGAAATCCGCCACCACAAACTTATGTCCTTCCGATGGTATAAAGGCTGTTCTGATAAGTTGGGAGAGCGTGTCCGGCACGTTTCCGTAGAGTAGCTTAATCCCGTCATAGTTCTTAGCCTTCACTAGCTTCCGGGCATAGCCCAGGGTCTTGATATAATTTCTGGGAAGGTTCTGCAACTGTACCAGCCGCCCGGCATACCTCCCGGTACGGTTGGCCCCGTAGTACTGTGTTAATCCGCGTAGCCTGTCTCCCTCGCCGCGAGCCGTGTCCATGGCCGCGTATTTCTTGGTGGAGGTCTTACCCAGCTGTTGCCGAACTTCAAGCATCCGGCAGACATCCTCCGGCAGATGCTCCTTTTCCTTTAACAGCTCCTCTACAGTGGCTTTTTGTAGGTTGTCCAGCAGATCGGGCTCATCCGGATGCTCTTTAGAATGACTGTTGAGCCAAGGCACCAGCTGCTGCTGGCTGTTCGGGTTCTGCAGCCCGGTAAGTCCGATGGCCTCGTCCGTCAGCTTCTGGGTACTGACCTCGTCTATGTACAAAGCCCCCTCGATCAGATCTTTGTCTACACGGACGCCATAGGCGTTCATGAGGACATCCATCTGCCACAGCCGTTCCTCCTCCTCCGGCATCGGGAACATGTCCAGGCGTTTCAGTATCTCATGCTCCGTGACCACATCCTGCTTACAATAATCCTTAAATAAGTCCCATTTGTCCGGGTCATGCCACGGCTGGTTCCATGTCCTCCCCCCGTTGGTCCTTGTAGGCTTGCAGGGTACGCAGAAGTACCGGATCAGCGCCTTGCCGACCGTCATCTTCTGTTTGTCCTGGGGCAATCCGATCGCCTTTCCTGTGGCGCTCAGCCCGGCAGTATACCCGCAGTACAGCCCGTGAGCCATGGTACACTGCCACTGCTCGATTGGTGTCTCATACCCGGCCCTGTTTAGGCAGTACCACTCAAAAGCGGCATTATAGGCGTGTTTGATAACAGACGGATCAGTCAGGGCCTGCATCAGCCAGCAGGAGAGTTCTTCTCCGTTTTTAAGGTCAATGATCTTCACGGGATCATTGTTCCACTGGTAAGCAAACAGGAGGATTTCAAAATCTGGAGACTGAGCGTACCTGTAAGCCCCGGCCTTGGTGATGTCCACACTGCTGCGCGTCTCAATATCAATAGATAGATGATGTCTTGCCATCGGTCTTACCTCCTGTCAGGATGAGGGGCTCTCAAAGCCCCTCCCATTGTCCTCAATATGGCATCCCTGTGATCGGGTTGATTGCTGCCGGTGCGGGCTCCCATGGTGCTGCCTGCGCCTGCTGTGGTATGTATCCTGCAGCTCCTGGTGTCGCGGGCATGGCGGCCCCATACTGCGGTGTAGCTGCTTGTGGAGCAGGCGTACCGAATGCCTGTGCTGCGCTTGGCGCGCTGCCCCCTAAAGATTCTCCGTCCCTGAGTTTCTGGACAGGCCCCAGTCCGCAACCGATTCCCTTTTTTCCTCCAAAGGAGTAGGGATAGAAAGATACATTCACGCGGCCATACATACCGCTGTAGACCTCAGACTGGTTGATGATCGGATTCCCCATCTTATCCACTACCTCCGGGGGATAATCTGCTTTGGCACTGGCAGTAAATACCCAGCAGCCCTTGCATTCCGGACCGAACGGCATTCCGTCAGAAGGGCGTACCCCATCCCCGTCATAGACTGGTGTTGGCAGGATAGGCGGGCACTGGCCATTCCATTTATCCGTGATGCCTCTCTGCTTTGCGGCATCAATAGCCGCATTGATTCTCCCCATAGTGGCTGCATCCGTTTTTGGTACAAGTACAGTTACCTGATATTTCTCTTCCTGCCCAGGCTGATGCGCATAGGGCTTAAACAGGTGTACATAGGACAGTCTTACTTCTCCGGTTGTTACATTCGTTAATTCGTTCATAATTAATTTTCCTTTCTATTTACGTTTGCTCTTTTTCGCATTATAATTATCGAAAAAAGGGAGGTACTGATATGTCGTTGTTACAAAAAATAGTTGCTGAGCTAGGTAAGCCGTATATAATACGGAACATTGACCAAGAGAGTCTTATTTACCGTGAGCTTGACACCGGCTATGAATTTGAGGTGTCGGGCATTAAATCAATCTCTGGTAAATGCATTTTATACGTCTGGTCGGTAAATCCTCGTGTTCTGATTGGAGAATACAACAACGTCCCCGTTGCTGAATTAAAGGATATCCTTGGCCACTACGCATTCAAATACCGAAATCTTCACGAGAAAATCCTGGTCGAACGCGAAGACTAAAAAGGATGATGGCTAACTCCTTCCTGGAAAGGTGTTTCTCATCCAAAACCCTTTCCAGCTCCTCTTTTTCCTCATTATTTTGTACAATAAGTTCAAACCTTCTCCAAACTCTTTCAGGCTTATCCACAATTAGCCCTCCTCCTTGAACGCCTCCGCGGCGGTTACTTTGTTTGTGATCGCTTCTCTTTTATCGGATTCCTCCGCCAATGCGGGTTTCCCTGGTTTCATGATGACCAATTCGCCTACAAGTTCCTGAAAATCCTTTTTCCCTACTACCTTTTCTACCTGGGCCAGTGAAAGCGGCTTGCGCTCCCACAGGATGGTGTCTGATATGCCGTTCAATGTAAGGGTGCTAAATGCCTTATCCATGTCGGTCCAGTCTCTGGAGCCGCGTCCCTCCACAGCCTTCCATCCTGGCACTTCCTTCCCAGCGAGGCACTCAGAGAGGGCCACATCCTGGGCATCACTCAGCCATTTGGCAACATCCCGCCCTTTGAGGAGATACTGCCCCAATTCCTCGTTTGACAAAAGCTTCGGATCGGTCCCCACGAGGAAGGCCAGTTCCACGTTCTTCTCCGCGCGGGCCTTGCATCGTCCTTTGGCCCTACAGTACTTACAGGTCTTAGGTGTCGGGGCGAACTCTCCCTCTCCTTTGATGGCCAGTGCCGCTCTCTCCTTTACGTACTCCCCGAATTGCAGCATCTCATCCAAGGTGCATTCCCATTCGGATATACCATCTGAAAGACGCGGCTGCACAATGGACAGCCTTACTGTCTTGACCTGATACAGCAGCCTGTAAGCCTCATAGGCCCCCAGGGCGTACAGCAGCATTTGTGGATTCCACTCTGCTTTCACCCGTCCATCCGGGCTCTTGCCGTACTTAAAGTCAATGACATGGAGGATGTTTCCTCCTATCAGGATGCAGTCAGCTGTACCAAATCCCTCCGGTATGTATGTACTGAGATCCACCTGCTTCTCGATCGCCACATAGGGACTAGATGGGTACTTCATAGCCACGGACTTAACATAATCCAGGTATTCGTCCGTGTACCCCATCATCTCATCCTGCCACAACTCCTCTTTCTTTAGCTTGTTGATGGCGTTGGTCAGCTTCCGTTTCCCGAAATCCACCGTGTAGAAATAGTTCCTGACTTTAAGTTCCGCCAACTCGTGTGCCAGTGTTCCTTCGGCCGCAGCCGTACCAGAAGGATTATCCGGGAACTGCTCCTGGAGCCTGGCGCTGGGGGTACAGGCCATCCACTGATAGGCACCCGATGCACTCAGGAGCGCATGGGCTCTCTCTGCATGTCCTCCCATCATATCTGGGCCCCCAATCCCCGAAGTGCTGTTGCAAAGGCGCCGTACTGCTCTGGTTGTAACGTTGGAAGAGCCTCTACCCCAAAGTCTTTAAGCAGCTGCAGCAGGGCCGGCTGCTTGCCTGAGTCCATAAGTGGGATAGCCGCCCTTGTCAGGTCATCCAGCGTGTAGCTTGGCGCTGTCGTTGGCACCGGCGCTGGGGCTACTGGCGGAGCCGTGTAAGCTGGCGGCTGTATTGGGGCTGCTGGGGCTGTATAAACCGGCTGTGGTTCTGGTGTAATGGGCGCCACGGGTTGTACCGGCGCTACAGGTATAGTCTGTGGTTGCATCGGGGCAGGTTCTGATCCTGCGTTACCCGCCATCACTTTTGCAAAATTCATCATGTCCTCTAAGCCTTCAAATACTGCGGTCAATGTCATAACTCAATTCCTCCTATTTTCTCTTTTAAAATTTGCATTTCTTCCTTTGATAATGTGACCCCTTTGGTCATCTCTGTACGATCACTGTTCCATCCCCTGAGGTCGTATTTAGCCTTATGGTCACCCCATTCGATCAGGTTCAGCTCCTTGTGGAACTTACCATCAGCGGGAAACACAACCAGCGTCTGAACAATGTGATACTTCAAATCAGCCATTGATTTTTTTGCCTTTCTCCCTTATACTAAGGGTGTGTTAGATTTTATCCTGGACCTCTTCGCGGTTACTGCCGCTGAGGGGTCCGTTTTTTTTGTCCAGGCGTACGCCCTCTCTGATCTCCAGCTTCTCGATCTTCTGGAACGCCGCGTTAATCGCTCTCTGGTAATCCTCTTCCAGGTATGCAGGGATACTCACTGCCCGCTCGTCCAAGTATTCCATCATAATCCGGATCTTTTGTTCTCTCGTCATTTCGTTTCACCTCCTTTACGCCCCCATGATCAGCAGCATGATCACAGCGGATGTCATCCAGGCTGCCATCAATAAGATGACTGCCGGTACAATCTGTTTTGTCAATGTCATCAGAGGATGTTCCTCCTCATCATGCCTCTGTCTCATACACCTGTCCTCCCTCGTAGACCACGCGGATCTTGTCTCCGCTTACATCAGTTACTATGGCTTCATGCAATCCGGTGAAATTTACGCAGGCATCCAAGCCCGGGTAAACCGCCTCTAGGTACTGACGGATCCGGTGCTCTGCAAATGTCTTTGCTCTCATTGGCTTGTCCCTCCCTTCTCCTCCGGTGGCATCTCTAGCCCTGTCCGCTCATAAAAATACTTCCTTGATATCATACCCGGCCGGGTTAGATAGCCTTTGCTTTCAAGCTCCTTATTCAACCTCTCAATAATCTTGTAAGAGTGACTTTTGGAATACGCCAACACTTCTGCCACATCATCAACGGTCATCATTGGTTTTACCATAAGTGGATCCTCCTTTCCTCATCTTTCCATTGACACGCATACGCGATAGTGGTATAGTCATTTTATCGAACGTATGTTTGTTTAGGCATTATTTTTCCCTCGTGAATAGATAATCTAAGTCGTACTTTGGAAACAGGACATTACGGATTGCTACTGCATCCTCGTGATAGAAACCTTTTTTGGTTTCACCATTTACCGTATCACTTACAGTTTGGTATCTACACCCAAGCAAGCTTCCTATCTGAGCAAATGTAACGCCTTCGTCCTTCATAGCCATCAAGAAATTTCTGTACATTTTTTTTCACCTCCTATTAATTCCATAATCACGACCTCTTTTTCTAAGTAATCCCATTATATGTCCAAAATAGAATTTTGTCAATGTAAAATATTCCCTTTGCCGAATTTATTCGGTAAAACGAATATTTTATATTTACAAAATTCTATTTTGGATATATAATGGGATTACTTAGAAAAAGAGGTCGTGATTATGGAAAAAGCAAAAATTTTAGAACGATTAATAAAAGAACAAGGCTATAGCCTTAAATCATTCGCATCAAAGTGCGGTCTCCCATATACCACGCTTTACGGGATAATGAAAAATGGTGTTGGTAAAGCAACTGTTGACAATGTAATGGCTATATGTCATGGACTTGGCATCACTATGGATGATTTAGAGAAAATGGCAAATGATAAAAAAATCATAAGGCCAGAACCTACTTATGCGGATGTTGAACGCCTTGTAGCTAGAAATGGTAAACAGATGTCTGCCGACCAAAAACTACGCCTAATCAAACTGTTGTCCGAAATAGACGATGAGGATTGATTTAATTGAATCACGATTTCATACTTAGCAAAGTTATTGAAACTTATGCTTATTGTGACTTTAAAAAGTTTCCATTTGATTGTTTTAAGGCAATTAAAATGTATGGATACCGAATTTTCACGTACAGTGAACTGAAGGAAAAGAGTCCGGAAGCTTATGAATTGTGCGTAGCCTGCTCTGACGAATCCTATAAGGATCCTTTTAGTAAGACGGTCGCATTCAACGAGCATATGCCGACTGATAGAATTACATTTTCAATGGCTCATGAATTAGGACATATTGTACTTGATCATCCATGTAAAACAGATTACTACGAAGCGGAAGCCAATTGTTTTGCCAGTTATCTGTTGGCTCCTAGAATGGCCATACATTACTGTAGATGCAAAAACTCATGGGAGGTTGAGCACCACTTTGGAATATCGTCAGATGCTGCGGATTGTGCCTTTGATGATTACCAAAAATGGCGCAGACGTGCAACCCATAAGATGTATCCTATTGATTGGATCGTTTACCAATATTTTTACCACCCAGAGTTTAAAAGGTTTATCTGCGGTGAAAATCAATGCCTCTATTGTGGACGGACTTTTTATAACCATCCGGGGGACTGCATTTGCCCTATATGTTATGCCAAGGTCAACCAGGAACCCTACGGATTGAGCAACTTGATTCTTTCTAAAAAACGCATAGGAAAAGCAATGACGGCATGTTAAAAAAATATATATCAAGAGAGGTTATATTATGGGAATCAAAGATCTGATGAAAAATGCCGCGGATGGCGCAACGGGTTTAGTGAAAAATGAATTAGCAAAGATGGATTCAGAAAGACAATTGGCTGTTCGGAGGCAAAGTCAAGTGAGTGCCTTTGTCACCATAAAAAATGGCCCTATCGGACTAAATGGACCCAATACTATCCGTCAGCGGCAGGAAGATGGCCTTGTATACTTTGGTACGGATGAGGCCAAACTTTATCAATTAATTGATTACTCTTGGGATGGTCCACTCTATGGCTCTGTATCAAATACTCAAACAACAGGAACCAATAATAGTCAAACAACAAAAAAAGGAAAAGCCGGGAAAATGACAGCAGGTGCTGTTGTTGGAACTTTCTTGTTGCCTGGAATTGGAACGGCTGTTGGCGCAGCAATTGGTGCCGGGGGCAAAGGAAAGTCTGCCACTCAAAGTACCATGTCTTCTAATTCTCGGCAGGTGACACAACAAGTTGAGCAAGCAGGGACTGCCGTATTAAAACTTCGCCGTATAAATGACGGAATGGTGTTCCCAATTTCCATAGCCTGTACTACTGAAATAGATGCCCAAATAAGATGTTTTCAGATCATACAAGAACCGTCCGTTGCTGAAGTATCCAAAAATACCGCGGATGCCCTTAAAGGTATTAAGGCACTTAAGGAATTATTAGATATGGGAGCTATATCAGAAGAAGAATTTGAATTCAAGAAAAAGCAGTTATTAAATTCATGATATGAAAAAGCCCCTGTGCTACCAACACAGAAGCTTTTCACATAGATTTCTCTTACCGGACGAATCCAGAAAGATATAATCAACAAACACACCTGAATTATATCATTCCTGGAGCGTCCTGGCAAGGGGCGTATTTTTTATACTCATTTTGAGATAGGAGGAATGATACATGCCATCATATTATGATGAGAACCAGAAGACCTGGTACTGCAAATTTTATTATACCGACTGGACAGGTCAGCGCAAACAGAAACTAAAACGTGGATTCCCACGCCAGCGTGACGCAAAGGACTGGGAGCGTAATTTCTTAGAAAAGCAGCAAGGAAGCCCGGATATGGCCTTTAAATCCCTTTGTGAGCTGTATCTGGAAGACTCTCGAAAGAACTGCAAACTTTCCAGCTACAAAATCAAAAAATCGCTCTGTGATACCCATATCCTCCCATATTTCAAGGATAAGCCTATCAACAAAATTCGTCCTGCCGATATACGAAAATGGCAGAATACTATTAAAGAATCCATCAGCAGCGAGGTACACCAGAAAAACATAAACCAACAGTTCTCCAGCATCATGAACTTTGCAGTCCGTTATTATGGCTTAAGAAAGAACCCTTGCAGCATCGCGGGATCCATAGGCAGACGCAAAGCCCGTAAAATGGATTTCTGGACATTAGACGAATTTAATCGGTTTATAGTCCAGGTGAATGATTTACCGCTCAAGATGGCCTATCTGGTACTGTTTTATGCGGGGCTGAGGCTCGGTGAACTACTTGCTCTTACCAGGAGTGACCTCAGCGTACCATCCAGAACACTTACAATAAGCAAAACCTATCACAGATATGATAAGGCTGATCTGATTACGTCACCAAAAACTGACAACAGCTATCGCACCATAACGCTTCCCCCTCTCCTGGTGGATGCCCTATCCGATTACATTGAACGTAATTATGATATGCAGCCTGGAGATCGTTTGTTTCCTCAAGTCACAGAATTTAAGCTACGCTATTGGAAGAAGGAAGCTTGCAACGCATCCGGTGTAAAGGTCATCCGTCTGCATGATATTCGACACAGCCATGTATCTTTGCTTATTGATATGGGTTTTTCCCCACATCTGATAGCGGAACGCATCGGAGACACTGTCCAGATGGTAAATGAAGTATACGGACACCTGTATCCGAACCGTCATGCAGAAGTTGCTAACAAATTGCAAGAAATAGTATCATTGTAGTATCACACAATCAAGTAACGGGCATAAATCCTAGTAAAATCAATACTCTCCAGTCCTTTTGCAATAAAATCCGACATTATGCAAGTGATTTCTTGTCTCGTGTTTTCCATATTTTCAGTATAAAATCGCATCTTTTTTATTGATTTTATCACCTAATATTCTACCTATCAAAAATTCTAGTATCATTTTAGTATCAAAAAAGGTGAGCCCGTCTATTTGGCTCCGCACTAACATTTTATCCTTTATTTATTTTTTGTTCATATTCTATCCATATTTGATTGATAACTTTACTTATATGAGGACAGCTATGCTCGCTGTCCACGTACTTTCCTACATTCAGGACCTGGCATTTTGTCAGGTCCCTTTTATTTGTTCATACTTTATTCATAATATTTTATTATATTGATTACGTATGTAGCATTCGTGCTTTTCATACACTTCTTTAAGGGCCAACATGACATTGCTGGCCCTCCTCTTTTCTGGAACAGGCACCACATCTTTAGCGCCTCCTTTCCTTACACTTCGCCTTCCACCTCCTCTATCTTAAGGGCCAGCTCCAAAACAGTAGCGGCAGTTTCATCACTGATGAAATGGACATTCCTCATTGTAATCTCATTTATGAGTAATCTCATTTCGCTAAACATGTCCTCCGCTGCCCTGACAGACTGATATTGTACATAAGCTCCCTCAATCATGACTTTATGCCTCCCCACCATTTTTATATATAAACGCTTTTTTCGGGATTTTTCCCCATTCATTTTTTCTTATTTCAATTTCTATTCAGTTCACGCATATACTTGAGTAACCAAATTAACGTTTAAGCGGAATGTAATGTCGTCAGCTGTAGGGTGGGGCGTCAAGAGGCGTTTTTCGTTACCAAAGATATTTTTATGGACATTTCAAAAGGCAGACTCTGTTCATCTGGACCGACTTTCCCTGTTCATACTTTGTCCATATTTAGTCGATATAATGTTTTTGCAGATGTACATCATCTACATCCCCTCAAATATTTTATATATGGATGGGTCTGGTCCTATGGGCTAGGCCCATCTCCTCTGTTACCCCCTACATCCGGGCGCCCGCCTATCTCTTAGCTCTATAGCGCTTCAATGAACCTCTTCACGCCCTGGTACACTTCCTTATACGGTAGCCCCTCCGTCATCAGCGTGGTCAGGTGCAGCTCTACCACCGTTTCCAGAGACTTTAGATGCATCAGCGTTCTTTGGTCTGCCTCATCCCGGCCACCGCTCTCTATGCCCAGCCTATTGTTAATAAGCTTCGTCAGTAGCACATAGTATCGATCCGCGTGCTGGCTTCCCTGCTTTCGGGCATACTCCACAAACAGTTTTATCTGATCTGTCTCAGCCTTTCGCACTTCCTTTGTCTCCTGTCGGATGCCCAGCCACTTCTCGTCTTTTTCGGATGCTATGTAATAGCCGTTCTCCTTGATAGAGAGAATAACATCATACACCCAATCGTTGAAATCATCGGCCACCTTCTGATTGGACCAACGGCATACCTCATATATTCCGCGCTCTTTATACATCCAAACGGAGGCTGATTTGTCCTTGTTAAAATAAGGGGTATCAAACTGTGACCCCTTTACTTCGATAGAAAATTTATCCAGCCTATCTTTATGTCTTTGATGTACCATCAGGATTGCATGCTGAGGTTGCCTATACTGTAAAGCATATCCCACCTGTGTCCTACTCATAAAAATGTTTCCGCTTTCATCTGTATAAAAATCACACTTCGTTCCCAAGAAATCTCCCTGTTTAACAAGTCTCAGTTTCATAAAAAAACATTCCTTTCTGCGCATTGTGCGCACAATAAAAGCCCTGAGAATCATCCCAAGGCTTACGTCTTATATTTATTCAATTTTTACCACTCAAATACATACCGTCTGTTAACCATGTCATACTCTTCCGCAATCCGCAGTACTCCCCTGGCGTCCGTAATCATACATTTACCCTCGTCACTTCCCTTCACCGGGCAAAGCAAGAACGCCTCCCCTGCCGGATCCACCTGGTATCCGGTCAGCATGTAGCCCTCGCTGTCAAACAAATACCACCCACAAGTACCGTCCGTGGCCTCCCGGAGCCAGTACCAGCCATTGACCGCATAACTGCCATCCGAATACTGATACCACCATCTCTGCCCATCTACTGCCGGCTGGAAGCCCTGGGTATACGTCACCTGTACCGGGGAATAATCGATGTCACAGATCTTAAGCACCTTCTGCCATGATGTGGCTGACACCTTGGATTGAATGGTACCATAGTTAATGCCCTTGGCTTCAATGCACCAGCCATCCCCGATGTATACACCGATATGTCCCGGCTTCCAGAGTGCCCATCCCACCATGGTCTCGTCCAGATGATCAATGCTCACCCGCTGTGTGGCCGTGTCATGGTAGTTGTAGCTGCCCCGCAGGATACCCGTGTACCAGCTGATCAGACCGGAACAGTCAGTGCAACGCTGGCCTATGTACTTGGCCGCCTTGGCCTTGTATGTAGATGTAAATGTCCCAGGATTTTCCCTGGCAAGCCTATCCAAGATTGCCTTGGTAAGCACTTCGCCCTTGGCTCCATAGACATATGGAGTTCCAACCTTGCTCTTACAATGTTCTATTAATCCTGCCGCTGTTTTGCTCATATCGTTTCTCCCATTAAAGAATAAGTCCCCAGGACAAGCCCAGGGCCTATATAGCTTTTATTCCACTCCCGGTCCGTGATCAGTATCTTCCGTTAATCCGTCCGGCCCGCTCTCATTTCCCGGTGCCGGTATGCCTGTTGCTGGACCATACTTGGAATCTTCATCCTGCTGGTATCCAGGCCCGCTTGCAACATAGTGCCCGCAGTCTGTTTCTGGATGGTTGTGTGGTGCCTCATTGATTTTGCATTCTTCCGCGCTGTGTAACTCCTGTGCCTCGTGTACTCCTGTGTTTGTCTTAATCATATTAGTATCTCCTTTTCTTTTTTAGGGTTGATAAGCTATGCCGCCATTACCCTGACGGCTGGGCGATGTCGGATCACCTCCGGCTATTTAGGTGCCACCTCGTCTTGGTTATCTGGTAACTCATTGGTATACTGCTTAAGCCTATTCCGTATAAACTGCCACAGGCGCTTAACTGGCAATCCACACAATGTCATATTTTTTAAAATGCTTACTGTCTCATATGCTATGTATAACAGTGCAAAAAATTCTGCGGATCCTATGTGCTTCGCTGGGAGATAAGATCTCACAGCCTCTGGGATAAAGCCTATCAGGTTTAATCCTACAATCCTATCCAAAACCAGGAGAAAGGCAATGGAAACCAGCATAGATATTTTCCTGATGGCTCCATCAATACCAAAGCAGCTATTAAACTGCTTTTCTTTTACTGCCCGGATGCATCCAAACACTGTATCCATTACCACCGCTACAATCACTACCTTAATAATCTGGCTTGCCCAGGCCATCGCGATTAACTGCTCAATTTTTTCCACTTTCATTTACCTCACCTTATCCTTGTTCTACGACATATACTTCTCCAGTAATCTCCTGATAATCTGCTTCGGACAACTTTCCAGCAGCCACCAGGGCCTTAAGCCGGTTAATATCCCATAATCTTGGGTAATACTTTACCGCTAATCCTTTTACATCCATAGTCTCACCTCCTCCTATAAATCAATACCGGCCATGATTGCCACATAATCAATGTCAGCCGTATTCTTTTCCACTCTGGCGTTTATCCCCGGCTGCGAGAGTACCAGAATCGCGACACGGCCATATTCGGCCTCTGCTGTGACAGTTCCTTCCTCCCCGTACTGCTCCGGCATAATAAGATAATGATCATCAATGCTCTTGGGATTTTCCAGCACAGTATAGCCATCATATACGGCCAGGGTGCTGCCATCCTCATTGATGGTTTTAATCTGTTCCGTGGCAGCTGTGTCCTCAAACACAGCTGCGATATCCTCTACCGGTTCCGCTGTCTGGAAGATAATCTTCAGAGTGCTTGGAGTGGATGAGGTGCCGCCGATGACCAGCGGATACTCCTTCCCGTTTTTTAATACAATTCTTTCATTCATGGTTCATCCTTTCTCCCGGCAGGCCGCCAGGCAATAAAATAAGCCCCTGATTTAGGGACCTGGTTTGCGTGTTACATTCATATACAAAATAGCAATTTGGGCAATAAGGTAAATGTGGGCGATATACCATGTGTTTCAAAAACCGGAGAGATGGTAGCAAATACATCATTCGTTTTTGACACTACCCCATTTCCGTGGGGATCCATGTTTTTATTTTTTTCAACCGGTACGTCACTTCGTTTGTTTATCCGTTATAGTAGCACGGTAGAAATATTTGCTGTCGGAACAGATAACTATCTTACCGTATCAACAACCGGATTATCAGTGGCTTTTTCTGTGACCGCTGCAAAACATTATTCTATTATGAGAATTAAATGATCATTTAGACGTAATACTCCATGATAGACATAGCATCACCAGATGCAACTGCTGCTTGTGGCGTAATTTTAAAGTTGCCGGAAGTATCTATGCTTAAATAACATATGCTGTTTTTACTTTTGCCACCAAATAATACATTATGATACCAATTGACACGTGATTTTAATATCGCATTTGTAGCAAGCGTATATTCTGTCCCCGCTGTAAGTGCCTTATTTATGTAACCTTGCATTTTTAGGGCTTTTATACTGTCATTTCCAAATGTATATAAAATGATCGTTAAACCGTATGAATTGGTAATAGTTTGCGCTTCATAATCTGCGTTTGTAATAGGTGATACCCAACTACTCCAATTTTCCTTTCCGGTTTTGACTCTCCAAAATTCCAGGGATTTTGCTTCATTGTAAATAATTCTTTGCTTTAAAAATGTACCATCTGTGGCTCCAGTAACCCTTTCAACATGCAGTACAAAGCCTCCATTTAATGCGGGACAATTTTGCAACGTTGATGAAATACTTGCTGCCGATGATACATAATTGCCAAAATCAGTATAATTGTTCAGATCCGCACCTGATGGTATCTGGATTGCATCGCTAAGTGAGTAATACTTATCGAAATTGCTATTTATGTCATCTTTTACAGATTTCAAGTACGCACTGGAAGGGACCTTATCTGTAGCAGTGGATTCCGTTTGTGCGATATTTGCTTTTGCAAATAGTTTTGTCATAACTCTATCCGCAATGGCATCAATTAGGGTCTGTGTCATTAAACTTTCTCCCACATTTCCATTGACCCCTAATGTGTCTATTATATTTATCAGATCTGCGCTATTCGGACCAGCTGGGCCAACAGCCCCAGTCTCTCCCTTATCACCTTTTGGCCCCTGTGGCCCGGTTGCTCCTGTATCACCTTTTGGCCCCTTCGGTCCGGTTGCTCCTGTCTCTCCTCTGGGGCCCTGTGGTCCGGTTGCTCCTGCCTCTCCCGGTTCTCCTTTCGGTCCTTTAAAATTCCCCACAAATGCTTTTACCTCTGCCATACTATTTATCCTCCTAGAACCATATAAATATCTCCGTTATCAGTCACCTCAAATTCCGGTGCTGTGCCCCCACTGTAATAGCACCATAAGTCTCCGTTTTGATCCCCTGCAAATGTAAAAAATCCATTTGCAGGCACAGTCACCCCACTGTCCCCTCTGTCTCCCTTTTCTCCCTTCTGCCCTGGCATCCCTTGTATCCCTTGCGGTCCAGCCGGTCCCGTCTCTCCCTTTTGCCCCTGTTCCCCTGCCGCTCCTGTCGGTCCCTGTGGCCCAACCACTCCTTGTATCCCTTGAACTCCCTGTTCACCCTGTTCACCCTTTTCCCCTTTTGGCCCTGTATCCCCCTTGTCACCTTTTAACTGCCCTGTATCCAATAATTCCTGTATGTATGTTATAAGTTCCTCTGCATCATTTTTTATTTTATCAAATGCTGCAATGTATTCCCCAGCAGGAATAGCATCATTAAGCAGCGGATTGTATTTGCAAACAAACGAAAAACCACAGCTTGACTTTCTTCCATCTTCGTAAATTAGGGTAACAACGGTATATACCTCCCCCGGATCCTGTAATTCGCTGCCCTTTACAACGTATGCATATCTTCCACTTCCGACTTCCTTTTCCAAGTCTCCTTGGATTACACGCCCCCGTCTTGTCGCAAAAGTGATCATCGCTGATTGTGCATCATTAACATCATTTCCATTATCCTCTATCCTGATTAGGAATTTATCTTTCCCATAATCGCCCTGGCTCAATGCGATCCCTGTTTTTGTGACGGACCGCTGCCGGACACTTAGTACGATATCGTGTATTATCACTACATGTCACCTATCTTTCCAAGGATTACATATGTCCCTCCCACTCTGGCTAGAAGGATCTTATCCCCATAATCTGGTTTATATGTTGACAGACATTTGTACCGTTTATAACTCGCCCGATCCTCCCCCGAAAACATGACAAGTTTGTTTAGGTTCTCATCTACAAATGGGGCTATCTCACCTATCCTGAATGGAGATACTGCCTTTTTGTTATCCTCATAATCCTGATATCTATCCTGTGCTGATTCGTATATCATATCCTCATCACCTTCTTTAAAGTATGCTGCATCTTTTCCCCTACTCCCAGTTTCATCGACCATGCGTATTCAATATATTTGCTTGTTATACCAAGGTTATCATTCCTCAGATATATACAATTCTTATACTCATGGTGCGGCATCAGCGCGGTGGGAAGCGTCACATTGTCATTCACTTGCGACATTTCAATTGCTACTCTGCGTGTAAAGTCCTTTAAGGTTGCCAGATCGGCAATATCATCAACCGGTTCAACACTTACGATCTGTCTTCCTCTCCGCTGTACACTTAATGGGCTGTTTGAATCGTTATTTACGTATTTTGACATGATATATGTACTGTTCGCATCTGGGTTTTCTACGTATCTTATTACAACATTCGGTACATTGTACAAGTCATTTGACTGATTTGCTCCCGGAAGCACAAGACTTTTATCATCAGTTGAATATCCATACTCTGCCGCCCTCTGCTCCGGCTCAATGTATTTTTCAGATACCGCATTCCCCATCCGGTCAAAATGTATAGGAGTATAGTTTATCGCCCTCAGGAGCGAATTTATCACATCAAGCTTGCTTGTCCCCACCTCAAATTCCAAGTCTACCGATGTCCTCAGTTCTGATCCATCGATACTTGTCTTATTGATCCCTGCTGACATCAGCACATTTCGTATCTCATTCACATAAAGCGCCCCTGCTCTTATAAGCAGGCGGGTTGTCAGTTTATCTTCTTCTAGGATTATTGTTTTATCATAACAGTCCGCATCTATATACACCTTCCCATTTTTGTCCTTCCTTGTTGGCGTGGTGATGATATAGATCCCTAATGGATGACGGATCCATGTCCCATCTGGAGCAAGCAGTTTAAACCATGGCCTTACCCTTAGATCTGTATAATAACCTTTTATTCCCATTTCAGGGAATAAAATCGATGCTGTTCCCATGATCGCTGCATCACTGTTAAAATTGATACTGCATTCTGCATCATCTAACATTGTTATCACTTTTTCTTCATTATTCAATAGTTCGTATTCAAAATCGATCGTCCTGTCACTTTCCAGCATTTTCAGTACTTGTGCATGGGTATAATCCCCATATGACATATCATACATAAGATATCCCCTCCTTGTGATCCAGCTGCTCCATTGACAGGCTTACAATATATCCTCTGTCAAAAAAAGCACTTTCAGCATTATATCCCGTTATGTCTACATACGATATAATGTCCCTTCCTCTCAAGCAATATATCCCATTTTTATCAATAATCTCTTCAATGATCCTCTCTTGATCCCCATATACAAATGCAGATATGGCCAATGTCCGCTTCCTGAAAGTTCCCGCCTCTTTTATCGGATAATGTCTTCCCAGATAATTGATCAGGGTATTTGTATTTTCTCTTGTGATCCTAAGCGGCACATATTCCGTATCGCTTGACAGCATAAGCCTTACACGCTTTGACATATCCCTGATTTCTGATATATAGTATCCATCATATTTAACATATACGTCATGTATTTTGCTGTCCGCAATACCCCCTTGATAATATGCCCTTACAAAATACCTGTACGACCGTCCACTTTTGACTTCATAGTCGTCATATGTATATCCGGCATTATTAAATGGGGGTTCGACAAAAGCGATTGGTACAAATTCCCCATCTTCCTCTGCGCGGTAAAGATAAAATGAATTGATATTTCCATTAAAATCCAACCTAACAAGATCATCATAGCTTTGGATCGATAACTCTGGGATGTCTGGCCGTTGGCAATTGATTGTAAATGATTTAGATACCTGATCTGACCAAAGATCATAAATATTTGCAATCGACAGTATCGCCGTATACACACCATTCTGCAATATGATGTTAGGTTTGTGCGAATCATCTATCCCACCAGATATGACACCACTGTCATAAATCTCTTTCCCATTCTGGATAATCTTGATCCGTGCGCTTGATTCTTCCGAACGTTCAGCCGCCCAGGTTATTTCTGTTAGTGCATCATTTTTCACGCCTGTGATGATGGGATTCCCCGGCCTTCCCACGACATAGTACTGCCCTGTCGCATAATCAGAAACCATCCCTACACTGTTATAAGTCCTTACCCTCCATTCCGCGATCCCATTTTTAAATGCGGATGCGTTCATAGTATGCTGCTGCGCATCTGATGATATGGATACCTCATTCCACGCGCTGTCTGCTTTCATTTTCCATCCGAAATCATATTTTTTCTGACCCGCCGAAAACCCAGCATTATACTTCCATTTGAAGGTCACGTTCCCGGAATTGGGAAGTATATCCCCATCCGGATATATGATTGATGGCTTAAAAGGCTTCGCATTCTCATGCGTTATCACAATATATGAGGGATTCCCTCCCTCTATTGTTGATACCTTGCATACATTTGTATCCTGCGTGCCTCCGGAACCAGAAGCCCACTGATCATGGTTGCTGTCTGCTAAAACGACAGTGAATGTCTGGTTTCCATTGTTCCCCACGACTAGATTCGTGATATCCATTGATATCCATTGATTATATACTGTGCTGAATACATCAATAACCTTCTCTTCACTTCCGCTCATCACATATTTATCCCCATACTTATTCTCAAAGGAATCATATGTATTGATGCTGACAGTTTCCCTTATGTCATAAAATTGTGTCTCGAATGTTACCCTTGGTTCCGCCTCTGTAACAAAAAAATACAATTTCGCTGATGTGATATCCTGATCGTATAATGCAGGTATCGCAAACTGCATAAGCCCGAAATATTCCCGGTATGTATCACCTCCATAATCGGCTCCGACCAGCATCCTGGATTCTTTAATCGCAAGGATCGTATTATTCCGGTAATTTTTATCATTAAAACATGTGACTGTAGTTGTTGCCATATCCTACATTCTTCCTTTCCCTGTTCTCAACGCAATCCTTTCATTATCCGCCATATCAATCAGCTTCTGTACACTGGATATCCGTTCTATATCTGCATTGATATTGATGATAAAGGTGTCTCCACTAGCCGACTTTACCCGCTGGTTATTTATGATCCTACTCCCCCGCGGCAACTGTACAATCTCCGGCCCTTCCTCTCCAACCCAGGTTTCTCCGCCTTCAAAATAATCTGTTCCTCCAGCATTATAACGTGGCCTTGATACATTTTGAGTTGCTGCCCCAATGCTGCTGATGCTGGATGATACACTATCCATAGTCCTGTTAATGTCATCACCCTTTCCAATGATAACCCCAATAACGGACGCTAATGCGATCAATGCAGCAACAACCCCGATAATGATCCCCGTTGTTTTATATGTTTTAGCATCTACCCCCGCAAGCATGTCCGTAAACTTTCCAAACGCTCCAACCGTAGAATTCACCGCACTTACTGTTGATGAAATAACTACTATCATCCCCGTTATCGTCACAATCGTCTGCAATACTGGCGCCGGTATCGCTGTAACTGCCTGGAATAATGCTGTTAACATAGGCAACAGGGCTGTTGCAAAACTATTGGATAATCCCTTCACGGTCCCTTTGAAATCAGCCATTGTCTTATTCAAATCAGAAAATCCTTTGATTGTATCCGCATTCATTACGAATCCTGTATTATAAGCAGCGTCCCTAAGTCCCAAAAACTCCTCTTTTGTCATATTAAGTATTGGGATCATCTTTTCCCCTGTAGTAGATAACAGATCGCTTGCGATTGCATTCCTTGTTGTAACATCTTCCATACCTCGAAGTGATGAGATCAATTCATTAAAAAGCTGGCTCTGGCTTTTTAAATGTCCGCTGCTGTCTTTTACTGATATCCCAAGCATGCGGAATGTCTTTGCGCTATCATTTCCTCCCTCTGCTGCATCCTTTGCCTTTTCTGCAAGCGCTGCCAGATCTCCAGATGCACTTTCCGCATCATATCCAACGGATTTCAGTACATAATCCCATGCCTGATATTCACTTGTTGTCATCCCCATAGTCTGGGATACAGTCTCAATTTCTTTTACATGTTCTGCCGTTTTTACTGTAAGACCCGCCAAAGTCGATGCAAGCGTTCCGACCGTCAATACAGCCTTCCCCACCTTCTCGTCTATCAAGTCAAACTTCCCTGCTAATGCCTCAACCGCAGGGCTCGCTTCAATCCCCACTGCGCTTGCTACATCACGGATCGTATCGCCGAATGAACGTTGCCCTTCCTCACTTTCCCTGCTTTTTCTGGCAAACTCATCTAACCGCTTTGTATTCTCACTGTATTCATTTTCTAATTTTTGCAGTGTTGTCCTGCTTTGCAAAAGTGCCTTATCAAGTGCATCAATCTGCTTTTCGCTTTTCTTTTGGCTTGACAGTGCGGAATCATATGACCTGGCCTGCTCCTCTACAACCTGTCTCTGCAGTATGATCTTCTGTGTAAGGGCTTCCTGCCTTATCTTAAGCTGATCCGTTTCATCACCGTATTGCTTGACACGCTCTTGTGCCAGTTTCATTTCGGCATCCAGCAATCCCATTTTACGGTTACAGTCAGCAATCCCACCAGAAAACTCAGAATAATCAAGTCCCAGCGTGATCGTTTTTTTATAATTACTTCCCATTATGTAAATCCCTCCACCTCACGCATCGAATGGATTACTTCCGGCTTTTCAGAAAAATACTTCGAGTTATATAGGCCATCGTTTTGTATACATGCTGTCATACGCATTTCATCCTGATACATATCGATCAACTTAACGACTTTCTTTAATGGGCTGTTCCAAAAATTCCGCTCAGATATCCTCATTTTCACACAATAGATATAGTAGAGCATATCCGTATCGATCATCAGGCCTTCTGTGTTCCAAATGCGCCCTTCAATATCTGAGCTATCATATTTTTTGTCTGCTCTTCTTGTCCCTGCAGATCGATGCCGTTTGCTGAATCTGCATATTCCTCAAGTATCATCTGCAGGTCAAATGGCCGTATTGATAATGCTATCGCATTTGCTTCTTCTGTCGTAAAATCAGGGTGGTTTACTTTTATCCCGGCATACAGTGCAATAGAAGCGAAATGCTCATATGGGAGTTTTTCTATCCCTATCTTCTGCAGTTCTTCCTGCATATACAGGATTGCACGCATGTTAAACGTTGCCGTATATGATCTATCCTTCATTACGATCTCGATCTCGTTTGCCTCTTGGATGCAGATTGTTTTTTTCATTTGGTCCCCTCCTCGCTCGTTATTGTGGCAATGGTGCTGTTTGAGGTCCCTTCTTAAACCATTCTTCAATTTGTTTTTCTGTTAGGTCACTATTAGCTGAATCTGCAAAAAATCTTAGTTCCTTATCCGAATCCCTCGGTATGAAGTTGATCGTGACAGAATCTGTTGAGAAATTCATATTTTCCGTGGACTGCTGTACATTGCTATTGATCGGCTGCGCCCTCCCTTTAAGCAGCCAGATCAATTCCGCTTTTTTATTGGTCTGCTCCACTTTGTATCCCATTGCAATGTATGGCGCCTCGTCACCGGCTTTTTCATGCACCACTCCATTCTCATATGTGTTTCCCATTAAGTCTGCCCTTACCTCTACTGGTATCTTATTCACATCCAGTACGACCGCTATCCCGTTAAGTTTGGCTATATTCTCTTGCTGTACCCCATTTCCGTATAGTGTGCCTGTGGACAATGATGGGGTCACCTGCACCTGCATTGCTGCCCCAAGGCTCTCCACTTCCCCATAAGTTGTCCCTTCTGATGTATCCGTCAGGACCTTCGCGTAAACAGGGTCTACGATATTGATCCGGTTTGCTTTACTCGATTTATTGGTTGCCATTTAGCTTTCCTCCTTGATATGATAAAAGTTGATCGTCCCTCTCCATACTTTCCCATTGGTATCATAGCCATATGATATCGTTGGTATCGTAGTATCACACTTTGACTGGATTAGGCTTCCTGCGCGTTCCGTTATGGATATGGCCTCCTTCCGGCTGATGCTCCATATGTCAACTTGATATAAGTCAGTGTTTTCTGTCGCCCTCCCATTTCCTGCAAGGCCTGCACTTGACATCTGCATCTGCCATGTAAAACATGGTGTGATGATTGGATGGAACGGCTGAATCACAGGTATGTTTAACCCATCCTTAAGTATCTCTTCCAGGTCCATTACTCTACCACCTTTTTCAATAGATCATTTATCATTTTATCCACTTCACCCTCTGATGCGTTTACTGCTTTACCAACAAAATTTGTCCCTGGTATAAATGTGGATCCATCCCTTGCTATATGCCCTGCATCGACCGGCGCCCACTTATATCCCGTATGCCTCCCCCCTTTTGTACTGACATACATATTTCCAAATTTGTCCTTTTTGACAGTGTATTTGACATCATCTTTCATGTGTGTGTATGGCCTGCTTCCATCATAATTACCAGGCAGCACTTGTTTTGCCCGTAGTTCCACGTCTGAATCGTGCAGGAATCTTACAACGTTTCTTTTTACTAATGCTCCGATCTTACGCAGGACTGTCCTTTCATCCCCTTGCAGCTTTACCGCCATCCGGTTTATCTCTTCATTAATGGACATAATAGCATCTTCATATTCAATCCCTGCCCTCATTCCAGGTCACCCCACTGTTAATTCCATTGTGTTTTCATTTGTCTGGTAACTCCTTAGGATATTATATTCAATCCCTCTATATCCTACTCTGGTCGGTTCAATATCGTCCGGAAGCTTTCCTGACAGGTTTTCCCAGTCCCATAAGTCTATCTCAAGCACAAATTTAGGCTTCAACCCAACTGCATACGCACCATAAAATTCTGATCTTGTAGATGATTTTTTCCTGCAAAAAATTTCTTCCGTAACCCTTTCTATCCTGCTCCCTTCTGACTTAATCCCGGTCAGCATACAGATCTCATTTCGCATCTTACTTATACTCCTCTGCCAATGACATTGCGATCTTCATTCCTTTATACGCCTCGCAATATCGTTCAGCCTCTCCATTGTAATTTTCCTGCCATCTTAAATACAACCTAAGACATGCTTTAGCCAGGGCGGGGTCCTCCGGTATGCGTTTGACCCCACACAATTCAATGTCTGACAAATAGGCGGCTTTCATGTCCTTCAATTCCCCATCCAGCTTGTTATGGCATACCCTAATCATAGTCCTTAACTCTTCGTCTGTAACTTCCAGATTAAGCTTCGGCAACATTTCCACCGCCTTTCATTTTGCCATTAGCTTGCTTTTTTCTTTGTGATTGTAACAAGGGAGTTCCGGTCTATTGCCTTTCCGTCACAGATCATAACGGCCTTAGTGATCTGGTCCTCTGTGTCATTATCTTCATAGGTCTTTACCACCATGTTATAATTTGTATTAAACATGTAATCAGACCAATCAAAAATGAATGCTACAACCGTATCTGCTGTGATCGTGGCCCCAAGGCTTGTCATATAATCATTCAGTACCACCCTGCGTCCAAGCAGTGTCCTTTCCGGTTTCCCATCGATCCCATAATTCACGCGTGCGATGGGCTGCTTATTTGCATCTACCATCCCAACAAATTTCATAAATGTTTTTTTTGTCATATTCCAAACAGCACCATTTTCATATGCAAGCGGAATCGCAGCCTCTGCATCAACAAGCGTTTGATAGGTTGGATCTGCATTGGCCGCAAGGTCTATATTCTGTCCATCTGCAACCGCCTCTGTTAATACTCCCTTTGGCTGCCCACTACCACTTCCTGTAATGAATGCTTTTTCCTGGGCTTTTACCATTGCCTCGGATACACTGTTTACAAACACAGCCTCAAACACCTGTAAGGACATGACCGATGTTTCCAGTGTCATGGAGATAGCGCATCTCAGCTTATATCCTTTGATGTCTATCTGCCCTGTTGTTTTCTTCTGTGTGTCACTGGTTCCTCCCTCTGCCACCCAGGTTGCCTCAGGCTTTACGTTGGATGTAGGAACTGTTGCACCTGCCGCAAATGCTGTCCTTGTCACAAGCGGAAGGATCATCCCGATCGTTTCCATTTTTTCTACGATCCTGTTAATAACCGTAGGGGAGATGACCGCCCCGACATCGGTTGTCTTAGTCGTGGCTGCTGCATTTACAAGCTTGGCCGGGATGGCAGTCCCATTTAATACATAGTTCATGAACGCTTTCCTGTACTCAATGGAATCATACATATCTTCTGTTTCAACCGGTCCATTTTCGATGCTATTGAAGGCTGCTCCTTCCCCTACTCCCGCCAAAAGTGCCGGAGGCTGTGCCAATGCTTTTAAGTTTGCGGCCGCCTTAGCAGCTGCCTCAAAACCCTGATCCAGTTCTGTAACGTTGTCCATCTTCTTGTTTGCTTCTTCTACTTTCCCCTCATTGATCAATGCATCTGCTTCATTAATCAGGGTCTTTCTTTTTGCTTCATACTCAGTTCTTGTCATGAATATATCCTCCTACTAAATTTAAAAGTCGCAGCCTTGCTTCTGCTTGTTTTTGTGATATTAAAGTATTAGGATCTTTCTGATCCTTGATCATGTTTCTCAATTTTTTAATTGTTTCATTTGGTATTGCCCCAAACCCGTTATACATAGCCTGGGTATTTTCCGAAAACATAACTTTATCAACAAATCCATACTCAACCGCCTGTTTCGCCGATAAATAGGTTTCCCTATCCATTAGTTCCTGCAGTTCCCTACCATCCATTCCTGTCTTATCTACGTAGGCGTTTATAATTGACTGGTTCGCCGCCCGCAATGCATCACAGGTATTGTCCATTTCCCGGTAATCCCCTGAAGCCTCTGTCTGTACATTATGGATCATAAACATCCCGGTTGGGCTGATCTCGCTCTCCCCAGCCTGTGCGATCACTGATGCTGCACTGGCAGCTATCCCCGTAATCTTTATGGTCTTTTTCCCCTCATATGCCCTCAGTTCCGTGTATATCTCTGATCCTGCATATATACTCCCCCCGGGAGAGTTGATATAGATCTCAATATCCTCACCTCCTGCTTCCCGCAGTGCTTTTAAGATTTTTTTCGGTGATGTATTTTCAATCCCCAGCCAGTCATATATCCAGTCGTTTCCAGATTCCACGATCTGCCCTTTTATGTCAATCCTTACCGCCATCATACTCACCTCCTCCCGCTAAAAGTTCCATGATCCCTTTCCTCGTCTCGTTGATGTTATCCAGATCCATATTCCCCATTAATCTTTTAATTTGATTTACGGTTTGTGTATCAAGCCTTCTTAGCGGCTTATCCCCATCCGCAACCGGAGAAAGGTTGAATGTCTCCCTCCACTCATTTGGTGTCAATGCCCCTCGGTCTACCATTGCCTGCAATGCAAGTTTTGTTGACAGGCTCGCGCATTGAAGGTTGGCAGCATCAAAATATATCCCATTTCCAAAACCACGTTCACGCCGTGTGAACAATTTCCTTGAATATTCCTCTGCCAATTGTATCGCCACAGGCTCTATGACTGATTCAAAATAGCTGTTCCATTCATCTTCTGTATAACTGGAATGTACGATTTTTTCATTTGTGTTAAAGAATGCGTAAATACGTTCTTTTGTATTCGACTGCTGCATGGCATTTGGTACATAATCCTTTGGTTCGATTCTGATCGCATCTGCTTTTGCATCTACACCTGCCGCCCCAAAGGTAGGGCTTGATACACTAAGATAATTGTCAACAAACTCCTGGACATTTTTCTTTAAATCCTCCGGCCGCATTGGTGTGTTATATTTAAGCAGCCACCGGATGATCCCGCTGTTTTTGATTGCCTTTACAATCCCCTGGTCAGTTGTATTTACTACTTCCATCAATGGAGCAAGTGCTTTGTAAGCAGATTCCCCAAAGATATCGTTATCCTTAAAATCATTCCTGATATGTATGACTTCGGAATATGGCACGCTTAATGTTTTTCCATTTACAAACGTAAACTTCAAGTATAATTCTTTTTCTATGTATTTTGCTTCCACCATGATTGATGGTATCGGATACTGCTGGACCGGTATCCCATTTTCATCTCTTACAATCAATATGAATGCGTTGTTATTGATTGCAAATTGGGTTGCTACTTTCTCCAGCAGTGTGTGCCCTCCCATGTATGGGTTTGGTTCCTCTAATAAAAACCGCATATATGCTTCAGGATTGATATCCACTTTCCCGTTGTATCGCCTTACATGCTTCGCCTGCAGCTTCCCTATTGCTTTTGCAAATGGCCTGATGCAGGATCTGACAATATCACTGTCAAATATTTCCCCATTCCACGCAGTAAAACCATTGCCGGTTTCCGTTATCATCTTGAATGCGGTCCCTGTCGTCACATTCATTAATTTTCTTGCCACATAATCCCTGATACCCAAACCATCATCCTCCCTTTATCATCAAATAAGGCTCTGCAGTTCCCCCATTTTATCCTGGAGTACCTTATATCCATCGATCAAGGCCAATGTCCCATCGATCCGGTTTCTCGTGTCCATCCCCTTTACCGGCTGTATATTTCCATTTACATCAGTCTTTACCACCGTGTTAAAGAAACACCACTTGTCAATCGGATGGTCATTATATATGATCCGTTTTGCCTGCAGATCCGCCTTTAGATCTTTCATCGGTTGGCTAAGTGTTATCACACCCTGCCGTACTGGTATCATTGCCTTTTCTCCAAATTCTGACTGAAATTCCCTAAGGAGGGAATCATCTATATGCCATGGGTCATATCCAATGTATAGGATGTAAATATCTTCCTGATCCCTTAATTCGCAGAACCAATCCAACATCACTTTCTTATCAACTTTGTTTCCCGGCACAGTCCGCAGCAGCCCCTTATCCTTCCACAGCTGGTAAGGTACATTATCCCTCCCTCGTCTTTGCCCCATTTCCTCCTGCCTGTCCAGGACCGCCTGAGGCATCCAATACATTTGCCTAACATAGATGTTCGTGTTATCGCGCCTCATACACAGTACTTTAGCGGCAGCCAGATCCACCGAATCAGCAGCGTCCATGCCCCCGATTCCATAACGGAACGTCTCCGTAAACATCTCTGTATTTTCAAAGTCCTCATACCGTAACCATGCTGCCTCTGATGTCTGTTTAAGGTTGAAATCCTTTACTAGGACAGTTGGCTTGAATGATTCGTCATCCATTGCTTTCTGTACCATCTGCCTAAGATAGTCCGTGGACTTAATCGTCCCAAGCCCCGGATTCGCCTTTATCCAGCACTCCTCTTTATCCCATTCTTCAATCTTATCCAACTCATAGATAAATGGCAGGAACCTATTGTTCATGCCCGGATCCAGGATCACATCAGAAGCATATCGATATTGGCTGTCAAATATCCCTTCCCTGACAAACCCATTTGTAGTGATACAAAAAAGGAGCGGCTGTTCTCGCGCTCCCATTGACTGTTTTACCAGATCATATATATCCCTATTTTTGATAGCCGCTAATTCATCGATCACCCCACAGTGCGTGTCAAGCCCATCCAAACTATTTGTATTACTGGCAAGGGCTTTTATAAACCCCATATTCAGTTCACAATATAAATCTGCCGCCCGTTTTCTGATATGCTTCCTCAGCAGGGGGGATTGCCTCCGCATCTTGTCTGCTGCATTGAATCCAAGCCTGGCCTGGTCTAACATCGTGGCTATGTTGTATATCTGCGGTGCCCCTTCCTTGTCATTGACCAGCATATCCAATTCTATGGCGGCTGTCTCTGTTGTCTTTCCGTTTTTCCTGCCTTCAATAATTAATACCTCGTTATACTGTCTTAACCCGTTATCATCCACGAAACCAAATATCGCTTGGAACCTCGCCTTTTGAAACAGTTCCAGTTTAAGCGGTCTTCCTAGCTTTCCAGATGGCACTTTACAGAACCGTTCAATAAATTCTATGTGTCTATCTGCAATATCCAAATCAAAATGGAACTCACCCGGATTCATGTAATTTTCCATTAATGTATCTGCAATCCGCCTCATCTTTTCGCAGGCAACAATCTTCCCGTCACCTATTCCAGCAAAATATTGCTCAAACTCTGTCACCCTTTTCCACCACCCAGGAAATCTAGCAGGTCATCTGTTTTTTGGTTCGCTTCCGGAAGTAAGTCAGTAAGCTGCTTTATGATCTTTTGGTATGCTGTATTCATTGTGTTATACAAGTCAGCCACAGGACGCTTCCTGTCATATGGTGCCTGTTTTTCCCCTTGCTTGAACGTTTCCGTAAAACCGTTTTTGTCCAGGTCTTCCTCAAAATCTTCCAATGTAGCCCGCATGAATGCTGCCCTTTTTATCAGCCCTTCAACTGTTTTCTTTTTATTTTCGTCCACATTTACGAATAATCTTTTCAGTCTGCTTTCTTCCTTTTTTATCCGCTTATCCTTATCCATCATCTCTCACTTCCTTCCATTGGGGTGGGGGTACTGCAGATCTTCATCCGTAAAAATTAATGTTGGGGTCTCGGTGAAATCATTTTGTCCCTACAATTTTTTCGAGGGGGGAGTACCATGATTTTTTCTTGCAAAAGTTATCTGACAATTCAATTCATTTCCACCGGATTTCCGTCATCATCAAATACACACCGCCTCTGCCTATCTTTTCTATGAAGGAAGTGTCCTTCCTCCCTATCATGACATGGCTTGCAGACATATTCCAGCAGGTCATGATTAAGTGTAATATCTGGATCCGTAATATTGTCTGGTGTAAGCATGATTGTATGATGCACCATGTATCCCAGCCGTTCATGGCATTGCTGGCACAATCCCCCGTCAATGGATACCCGTTCTGATATAAAAGATTTCCGGCACTTTCTCCATTGCATTGAATCATAAAATACTCTCGCAAACTCTTTTGCCATTAATCGGCTACCTCTTCACGCCGCTTGATACTGCAGCTGCTAGTTTGATATTTCCATCCAGAAGGATACATTCATGCCCTGACAACTTCTTTATACGATTCTGAAAATCATTTATATCTTCTCTCCTCATCATCGTACTGGTTTCAAAAAACAGTACACTATTCTGATCTCTTATCTCCTTGATCCTATCACATCCAATCTTCCTTCCGCCCTCATCTTCAATCCATAATTTCATATTCTTCTCCTCATCCCAGTTGTCCAGATCCCTTTACTTTTAGACACGATAAAAGGCACCTACATAATCAGGTGCCTTGTTTTTGGATATACGTTTCTCTATTTTAAATTATAACACAGATACCATGTGACAAACGTGACAATTTTCTTGACAGGCTTTATCCCCTCATAAACCTTGAATACTTCTGCCTGCATGCCTCTGCCGTGTATCCATCTCCTATTGCATCTGCTATTTCATTCCAAGCTTTTTTCTCAATCAGTTTCATCATCACAATCCTCCTGGTTTCACTGTCAGGGATCGTATATATATAGTCCTCTGCCTCAATGATCATATCGTCCAGCCTAGCCACATTCATCTCCTTCTTTGCTTTCCGTTTCCTTAACCTTGACCGCTTTTCATTCAGCTTTTTATGATCTTCATATCCATGGACTTTGCATGTGCCTAACGGTTTCTTTCCCCGTTTCCCTCTTGTTACCACATCGGCCACTTCTTTTTGCGCTGGCCTCATCCCGGCTATCTCCTTTTCAAGATCGGATATCCGCTTTTCTTCTTCCTCTGTTTCCTTGAGTATGGATAAATATTGCCTTAATATTTCTTTTCCCAAATCCTTCCCTCCTTATATGGCTATTCGTTCCCGGACACTTCTCAGTGTCCGCGGGGTAGACTGTGCATAGTACATGGATGTTACTGCCGGGCTTGCGTGTCCCAGTACCTCTTGTATAGTCCCAATATCTACACCATGATTTTTAAGATTCATTCCTAATGTTTTTCGCATCTTATGCGGATATACCCTACACCGCAGCCCTGCACGTTTCCCGATCGTCTTCATGACACTCCGAAACCCGCATGTGGTCATCTTCCCATAAGGCTTTCGGGATTGCGGAAGAAGGTATGGGCTGTCTCCTTTCCTTCCTGCCAGATACTGCTTGTAATAATACCGTGCATCCTCATCCAGGTAGATTGTCCTGTATCTGCCTCCCTTTTCTCCCTGAATCCATATATCCCCAGTCTCAAGATCCACCTGGTCCAGCTTCACCTCTGCAAGTTCTCCTACCCTTGCCCCTGTGCTTCGGAACACCTCAATAATCGCACGTTCTCTTGGGTTCTTACATGCATCACGGATACGGGCCATTTCTTCTGGGGTATAATAGTCGATTGGCTTAAGTGCTACTTTTTTGGATGGTATACATTCCACCGGATTGTCAGCGATCAATTTTGCTTTTCTCATCCATGTGTAAAAAGCAGACAAAAACCTCCTCTCATTATTAACTGTAGTAGCAGCATTTTTCCGTCCTCCAGATGATACATTCCTTTTTTCATATTGGGAAAGATACCAGTCTATGTCCATTTCGTCCATTTGATCCAGTGATTTTCCGTTGATTTCCAGTATTAGCCGCTTTACTGCACTTAAATATCCTGTCATTGTCCCTTTTGCCAGATCCCGTTTTTTCACCATGAACAACTGTATGAGATATTTGTTACGTTCTTCCACTTGATTTAGCTTTTCGGATGGTAGTGTCGTAATCTCCTCCATGTTAACACGCACCAGTTCTTTTTGCATTATCTGCTCCAATGCTGCCAACACGGCCTGTTGCTGTATGTAACAGGACATTGCCACCATAACATTATTTATGATCTCTGTTTTAACTGCCTGTGTTTGATCCATCTGATAATCCTCCTCTTGATTTTATCATCTGAGTGGGTTATAATGTCCTCAGATGTATTGTTACCGCGGTGGGATCATCTTGTCGGGTGCCCACCGCTTTTTTCGTACATATGTTCTTTTTATATGTTTTTTATTGCCGGGGTGTCCCCCGGCTTTTTTATCGATATTCCTTCCCTGTCTTCTTTTCTCTTATCTGTATTCTTCCTATGATTTCTAAATCAAACAGATCTGCCAGTTCCTTGACCATCCTGATGTACCATCGGATGATTTCTGGAGGTTTATCCGCCAATCGGATAGCATCGGCTGCTGTATGATCTGGATATCCTTCCCCGTTCTTATGTATCAATTATACTCCTCCTTTCCGGGCGGAGGATGGTCAGAAACTCCGCCCTCAAGTCCAACACCATGTGCATTCATATCGTGACATATCAATCGCAATTTTGTATGATGGACCGTTGTGTATGTAATGGCATCTGCCTTTACACCATTCTCATTTGCGCATTGCTTTCATTTACTATTTCTGCTAGATACTTTGGCGGCTCATAGCAATCAATCAGTTCATGGGCATCCGCTATATACTTTCTTTTCATTGCCTTGTATGACTTTTGGCGGCCATCTTCATCATACAGACCAAACTCTCTTTTGATCTGATCGTATATGTCACGGTACACCCTCCGGCGCACTTCATGATCCCGGTATGCCTCTGCCGCTTTCCCTCCCAAAACAGACACTCCTTTGCGCCTTACGTGGCTTGATAGTTCATCTGCTTCAGATCCATACAGTGGGATATCATTCTCCAAATGATCAATACGCTGTTCCATTCTGACTTGTTTCTGATCTATCATCAGAATTGCCCGCATTTCGGTAGACAGGTTTGGATTCTCATAATATCCGTTCTTTCGGATTGACGGAATCACCTCATCAAACACCCAAGATTCAAACCGCTCCGCATTCTCCAGCTTGCTGTGTGTGATCAAGCGATACATGTCCCCTTCCGGGATAATATTAACCTCGATCTGCTTATCTGGGTTCTGCGGATGAGGTATACTGTGTTTTACCGTATACCTACAATGCTGGGAAACTGCATCCGCCGGTCTCGCATATCCCAAATCCCTTGCCACATCACTTGCCACAAAATAAATCTTTCCCTCTACTTCTACAGTCCGTATTTGCCCAAACTCTTTATTATTAAAGATCATTAACCCATTCATTTCCAATCCTCCTTAATCATTAGGGCTTACACTGGGGAGCAGACCTACCGGTTGCAGTCTCCTATGTATCCCCAGATGCCTAAATTTTAAAATTAGCAGCCTCATCCCTTATGCTCACTATATGCTGCCGTGTCCGGTGCCCTCATTATTACCCAACGGATTTCCCTCAAATTTTTAATTCTCCATCTCCTCAGCCCAGGCAATATAGTTGTATGTATGGACTACATTACCCGTAACAATGGCCTCAAGCCCCTCCCATTCTTCTACATTTTCAAGAGACAGTTCATCGCTATTCAATGCACAAGCGATAGCTTCTTTCTCGTTTTCCGCCTCGACTTCCACATAACATGCTGCAACTATCGGTACCATAACTCGATATTTTTTCATCTTTATTCCTTCCTCCGTTACTCCCGGAAATATTATTTTACCTGTCTAATATTCCATATATCATATTCGTGCAGATCATGCTCTGCAATATCCTCTCCGTCCATCACTGCCGCTATATTTTCCGCTTCTTCTTTATTTTCCGCATCAATTACAATTTTTGTGAATTGGGCGTACTCAATCTCAAATTTCATCCGGCTGTCCTCCTCCTCAAATGTTAATTGGGTGTATGAGAACCACGGTCGACTCCCGTAAGAGTCTGTACGACACTATACCGTATCTCAGCAGTACAATCCCATATCCGCATATCAGTTACCTTTTATGCCACCCAAAATGTTAATAGATACCTACCCATCCAGGCATATCTCTCACGCAGTAGACAAGACCCTCTTTTTTCATTTCCGACCACTCAGCCCTAATCTCTGCCTGGGTGACTGTGAGCCTTGCATATACCATTTCAACCAAATCCTTTTTAGGCATTTGCCCTGCGCTCTCTAAGAGCGCTGTTATAACCTCTCTAATTTCTTCCCTTTGCTTCATCTCATTCACCATAAAATATCAGTTTAGGCAAGTAAGCGATACCACCGAGTTTTCATTTCAGCGGGTATCTCCTGCCCCTTGTTTCGCTCTCCTG